GGGTAAATGAAGTGTTTGCTACCCACGGAAAAATCTACGAAGCGACGGCATCTCAAATGTTCCATGTGCCGATCGAAAGAATCACAAAAGGAAATCCAGAATACAGTCTGCGGCAGAAAGGAAAGGTTGCGACGCTTGCGCTTGGATATCAGGGAGGTTCTAATGCGCTGATTGCAATGGGGGCTTTGAATATGGGACTGACAGAAGAAGAACTTCCGGACATCGTGCAGAGATGGAGGAGCGCAAACCCGAGAATCCGTGACCTGTGGTATGCCGTAGAAGAGGCATCGTTACAAACGATGCTGACAGCACAACCACATGCGATCAACGGACTGATTTTTGCGCTGGAAAGCGATCTTGTGTATGGGCAACACTTCCTTACAGTACAGCTTCCGAGTGGAAGGAAGCTTTTTTACCCGAAACCATTTTTACAGGAGAATCAGTTCGGGAAAGCGGCGATCCATTACTATACTGTAGGTCAGCAGACAAGGAAATGGGAAGTGACGTCCACTTATGGTGGCAAAATGACAGAGAATATCGTGCAGGCAATCGCAAGAGACTGTCTTGCGGAAACATTACGAAGAATTGAGAAAAAAGGGCTGCAGGTGGTATTCCATGTCCACGATGAAGTGATCATCGACGCGCCGATGGATGTGACAGTAGATGAAATCTGTAGTCTGATGGCAGAACCGATAACATGGGCGCCAGGGTTAATACTGAAAGGCGCAGGATTTGAAAGTAACTATTATATGAAAGATTAGAGGGATGACGGATGCGGCATAACAGAAAATTACACATTAGTACCGCCGGCACAAGAAAAACAAAGCACTGGCCGGAAACAGAAATCCTTTGGTCTGAATTTGTAGGCAGGGTAAAAACTCCGGTACGAAGTACGGAGACAGTGGAAGAATATCTTGCGATGCCGAAATACCGACAGGATGAATTAAAAGATGTCGGTGGTTTTGTGGGCGGCACATTTGAGAATAATATCCGGAAAGCTGCTTATGTAAAGGGCAGAGATCTTCTGACTCTGGACATGGATAACATCCCCGCAGGCGGTACGGATGAGATTTTGGGTGCGCGGCTTTGGTCTACAGCACAAGAAAACACGCTGGGTATGCGCCCAGACTCCGTGTGATTGTACCACTGGATGCGACCGCGTCAGCGGATGAATATGAGCCGGCGTCAAGAAAGCTGGCATCTTTGATCGGAATGGAATTCTGTGACCCGACTACCTTTGATGTGTCGAGGCTGATGTACTGGCCAAGCTGCTGTAAAGACGGGGAATACATCTTTGAAGTATACGATCACCCATTCTGCAGCCTGTCCGGTCTCCTTCAGATGTACGGAGACTGGACAGATATTTCGCAATGGCCACAGGTGCCGGGAACGGCAGCAATCGAAAAGAGACGGCTTGCGAAACAGGAAGACCCGACTACAAAGCGTGGAATCATCGGCGCATTCTGCCGGACATACACGATCTCTCAGGCGATGGAGAAGTTCATTCCGGGGATGTATGATCCTACGGATATTGAGGGGCGTTATACCTACACTGGCGGGTCTACGGTGGGCGGTGCAGTTGTGTATGACGGGGATCTGTTCCTTTATTCTCACCACGCAACGGATCCGTGTTCCGGCATGCTCGTTAATGCCTTTGATCTTGTGCGCCTACATATGTACGGTGATAAGGATCGGGACGCGAAAGACGGAACTCCTGTGAATAAACTGCCGTCCTTTGTGGCTATGAGCCATTTGGCAGTTGGCGATAAGGGAGTTTCCGATTTGCTTGCGAAAGAGAAGATGGAACAGGCTCGACAGGCATTCCAAACAGAGGAGGGAGAGCCAGTATCGGAAGATGATCTGTCGTGGATCTCCCGACTTACCCATGACGGAAACGGGAAAATAGAAAAGACGATCAATAACGCGGTGCTCATCTTGCAGAATGACCCTCTTTTAAAAGGGAAGATTGTGACGGATGAATTTGCAAGCTGCGGCTTGATCCTCGGAAAAGTTCCGTGGAGTGCGGGCGAGGAAAAGCGGAGATGGAAAGATGAAGATGATGCGGGCTTCTATAATTATATGGAATTGTTTTACGGGATTACCGGCAGAGAGAAGCTGGATAATGCACTCCTGATCGTGAGTAGTCAGAACCGCATCAACGATGTAAAAGAGTATTTGAAATTCTTAAAATGGGATGGACAGAAACGGCTGGATACACTTCTGAGCGTGTATTTGGGTGCTGAGGATAACGGCTACACAAGGGCTGTCATGCGTAAGTCTCTGTGTGCAGCGGTGGCCCGAGCGGTCACAGGTGGCATGAAATATGATTATATGCCAATCTTTACCGGTCCGCAGGGAATCGGAAAGAGTACGTTCCTGCGGATACTGGGAAAAGACT